GTTTTATCTTTTTGTTTATCTTCAACAATCCAACTTTCTACCAATGTTAAACCTTCTAATTGTTTATCGTGTTCTAATGTAGATTGTGATTGGTTACCATTCTGTAAATACATTTGAGATGCTTTTAAGACAGTATCTTCTGAAAAGAATATATAGTATTCATCTTCTCCATTACGTCTGTATATAGGCTTCTTTGGTATTAATAAAGCACCCATTAATAAACGTTTCTCTTTGTCTATTTCTGCAAGTTTTATTTCTTGTGTTTTTAGTGCAATAAAGTCACTTTCAATAGCAGGATTTTCTACAACAGATATTGCTTCAACTCCTATTGCTTCATCTTCATCTAAAATAAGTTCAATCATTTTCATAATTATATAATAATTTTATGTTTATATTTTGCATTTTTAAATAGATGCTTCATCAACTATATTTCTATCCATACTTTGTGCAGTTGTTACATCGTTAGAAACTACATAAGCTCTAACAGGTTGTTGTGATTGTCCACCAATTGCATTTGCTAATTGGTTTGTGTCACTTGCACCTACAACATTAAATGCAGGAGGTTGAGATATTGTAGAACCACCACCAACAGAACCAACACCACCTAATGAACCTGCACCACCTCCACCACTACCACCTACACCTTGAATAGCTTGAGCAGCAATAGTTGCTATTGATGTACCTGCAGCTAATTTAGTAGCAAGTATTCCTTTTGCAGTTGCTACGGCTTGTACTGCATACATAGGGTTTGGAACAACACCTATAACGGCAGGAGTAGCAGCTAAATTTGCTTTAGCTTTTGCTATTGCAGATGCAGCACTTGAAATAACCTGTGCTATTGCTAAACCTTTTTCAACTACTAAAAGTGTTTTTGCTAATGCTTTAGACTTATTACCTAATTGACCAATGATTTGTAAACCACCTCTTATTGCATTCGCTTTAGCTTGTTGTAAATTCGTTTCTGCTTGTGCTAATTGTTCATTAAGTTTTTCTGCATCTTCAAGTTGTTTTTTATTTTGTTCTTCAGTTACTTCATTTCGTAATTGATTATAGTATTTTTGTACTTCTAATTTTTGTTCATTTGTAGCACCTAATCTTTCTAATTCTGCAAGAGTGCGTTGTTCTTCTAAATTTATCTTTTTTAATTCCGTATCTGCATCTCTATCTTCTTTTCTCTTAATATAATCTTTTTGTATTTTATCTATAGCATCTTGTTTTTCCTTTTCTTTCAATACATCCTTATCTGAAGATTCTTTCTTTTTCTTTTCCTCTTCCTCCTTCTTTTTTTCTTCTTCCTTCTTTCTATCTGCTGCAGCTTTATCAATTTGTGCTAATTCCAAATCAATTGCACCTGTTTTCCTTTTAGCTTCATTTAATTTTTCTTGAATTTCAAGAGATTCTTCAGAAGTTTCATTAATTGATTTTGCTATTTGTTCTCCTTGTAAACTATAACCAAATTGACCTGCTGCTGCTATTTTTATTTTTTCCCATAAAGTAACTTCTTTATTTTTACTTTCTTCAATATTTAACTGTGTTTGCAGATTTTCTAATAAAGCAATATTTTGTTCACGTTGTATTAATAATTGCTTTTTATATTCAGCAGTTAGTTTTGGACTAAAACCATTTCTTAATTCTTCAATAGCTATTTGTTGTTTTAATAAATCTAATTGAAGGGTTTGTATCTTTAATTGTTTATTTAAATTTTCTTCTTGGTATTTTAGTTTTCTATTAACACCTTCTATAAAATTAGTTATGTCATCCCAATAAGCAACAATAGTTCCTAATGCAACAACTAAAGCACCAATACCTGTAGATATGAGTGTCTTTTTCATACTATTTAAAGAAAAGTTAAATAATTTGGTGGCTTCATACGCATCCCTAAATCGTGTAGCTAAACCACCTGTTAAAGCGTCAAGTATAGCAATAGCACCACCATTATCTTTCACTTCCTCAAGACTTGATGCTAATTTTCTTGCACTATTAGAAGAACTATCTAATGATTTTGATGTATTGTTTAAACCATTTAACCTATCAGAGGCATCTTTAGAAGATTTTGATGTATTGTCAAGCTCTTTATTTAGTTTCTTAATATCATCTATTGCATTATCTGTTTTAGCTTCTAACTCAACTACTATTTTCTTTTCCATTCTTTCTCTTGTTTAATTCTTTTAAATGCTTCGCTAAATGTATCAGGAAACTTATATTTACCCTTTGCTTGTTGTACTATTTCAGCTTTACTATCTGTTACTGCTAATAAATCTAATATCTGCTTTATCATTATAAATCGTTTAATAATTCTAATTGAGATTTTCCTGTTTCTAAATTTGTTGTTATTGTATTAATCTTGTAACTATGTCCGTTAATTATAAACCTGTCTGATAATGTATAATTAAGTAAAACATTTAAAGGTAAATAAGCAGTTACTTTTGTCAACCTATTTGATTGATTAAAAACACTTATAATATAATTTTGATAGTATTCTTTAAATAAAGTATTTGAATAATTACTACCCCAATATTCGTTTTGTTCTGCTTTAAAATTAATGTTTGCAGTATTTGTACTACTTGAAAAAGAAACTGCATTAGAAGGCATTACAATACTTCCTGTAATTTCCTTATGTGATGTGTAAACTCCTTCTGAATCAACTGCATTCACAAAACTAATTCCTTCATTTACTCCACCATCTTGTATGTTATTTAAAACAGGATAAAATAAAAGTGGCTTTCCTATGTAAGAATCTTGATTGTCATCAACAGAATAACCCCATTGAATAGTTGTTGTACTATTGTCATTTACATCTATAAGTCTTTCATATTTCATATGTGAAAAAGGAAGTTTAACTTTGTATAACCCTCCATCTAAATTACTACCTCCATTGTAAGATTCTTCTGCCCATTCTTGACCAAATAACTGATTGTGATTTGCAGCTAAAAATGACTCTGTATCTTCATAAGAAAATGAAACTTCTTTATAGGGTAATGCTACGTTTACAGAACTTTTTTCAACATCTATATATTTACTTATATTATAAGAATTATAATTTGCATAAAAGTCATCTAAAGTAAGTACTTTAATTATATTAGTGTTTCTTTCAACATAAGCCGTTAAATTAAACATCTTAAATAAACCTGTTAGAAAGTCAATTATTTTCATTTCAGGTATTTGCTCTGTGATAATAAATTCAAATATTTCTAACACACTAAATGAATTTGTTCTGAAGGTATCTGTTTCAAAAAATCCCGGGTCTGTTTCGGCTGAATAAGTCCATACTATATCAGAGAAAGATATAGCATTTTCATACTTCAATACAACCTCATATTCTGCATTATCTTGAGCAGAAGAAACTAAATTTATCACTTTGTTTGTAGAAGTTATATTTGATTGAGTATAAATAGGAAGACCATCTTTTAAAATAGAAATATCATAAGGTTGAGTAGTTGCTCTTGTTAAAGTTAAAGTAAAATTACCTACGGATATGCCTGTATCTACTATTTTAAAAGTACTATTATTTATCATTCGAGATACCAAACCTATGTCAGTTGTCCATCCATCAATTAAAGATGTGTATTCTGTTACTTGAGTTCCTGCACCTACATCTCCTTTCTTTCTATGTAACCACATAAAAAGTTTATAATACCTTTCGTTTGTATCTACAAAGAAATCATCACTAAAAATTATTTCAGAATATTCAGATTGTATTGCTTCAATTATATTATGTATTCTTAATGCATATTTTAATTCATTCCAAGCTACACCGTGTTCGTGACCATTGCCACTTTCATAATATAAATTACCTGAATACAAATCTCCGTGTGCGTGTCCTGTTGTACTATCGTAAAATAATCTTTTTGTATGCGTAATTAAAGGCACTACAACATCATTTATAGTAGGATTTCTTTTCAAACCTGTTTCTATATCAGTAGGAGAATAAGTTTCACTTAAAGCATTTAAACTACTTAATGAACTTAACTTGTCTTCTCCTAAAATATCTTTTAAAACAATAGTACTACCAAAGAAAGTAATTTTGTAAGTATGTGCTACATTGTTCTTTAAATCAACTCCTTCTAATTTTATCTTACCATTTCTAAAAGGTAAATGATTCAATTCAATTATAGCATCTTTTTTAGTTCTTGCATCAAATCCATTTTCAATATCAAAGTTATAATAGTGCTTGAATATCTTGTTGTTTGTTTTAGAAGCAGGTAATGTAAATGTTTTAGAAAAGTCTGTAAATACCTTTGAAATGTCTTTAATGTTTTGAATACTTTGTGTAAGAGATACAGATTCATCCTTAAACATATCCACTCTTTGACCTTCTATATATAGTTCAATTGTCTGCATTTATCTAATATCGTTTAAGACGTTGTAAGAGTTTTCAAATTCAATTGTATATTCTACTAATCTATCATTTAAAGATGTCTTATATGTGATGTTAGATGTCTTCACGTTGATAGGCAATACTTGTTCTTTTGTATCTGTTATATTAGTTATCCATACCTTTTCAGATAGCATCATTTGTTTAAAAACTTCGTTGTATTCTTCATTCAAGTAACCGCTACTAAATGTAAATGATTCTTTTCCTTTTATGTTAAAATCTCTTTTAGTATGTGCAGACCTATCATAAGTATAAGTATTATTTAAGGTACTTGTATTGTAACTTTCTTTTGTTACATCCATTTTATTTACTTGCTTCTTAAAGAAATAAATATCCTGTAATGCTCCAAACTTATTTATAAATGTAAACTTCTTTGGTTCGTATTTACATTCCTCTAAAGTTTTTACCTTTATTACTTCTAAAGGTTTTGTACCACTAAATACTCTAACCTCATCAGCTTCGCCTACTTCAAACTTTTCTAAAAATGCCATTAAACATTTAGTATTTTCAAAAGTTCCACTATCTGTAACTACCCTTTCTTTGTAACTATCATAGTTATAAGAACCTCCTATTGTAGCATATTTAATTCTTTGGTCTGCAAGAGGATTACTACTATACGTTTGACTGCTAACAATTTTTCCATCCTTTAAAAAAACTACTGTTGGAGAACCTTGTATATTAATTGGTATTCTAACTAAATTGTCTGCAAGTGCAAATATTTGTCTGTTAGAAATCATTATAGGACTTGTATCTACATCAAAAGAAATTTCTTCAAAATAAGAATAACTATCAAAAGCAAACGCATCATTTAGAGAAGTACCCTCTTGAGGAGTAGGATTCATATTATCATAAAGCTGATATTCTACCTTTACTTTTACACATTGACTTGTATAAACACCACTAAAACTGATGTCTAAATAATCCCTTACAAGTTCAGCTATATCTATTACCCCTGCATCAAAGTTAGCATTATAATTTTTTCTAATAGTATATTGTGGTTGAGCAGGTGGGGTGTTACTATAGATATAAATCTTATATATATTAAAACCATCCGTAGATATTGTATTACCTATAAAGATTGGACTTCTTAAATTTAATGCCATTTCTTATTTCTTTAAATTATTTTTTATAGTGTACTCTAATAGATTTTCAACATCTAACTTATAAGCCTCTATTAAATCTTTGTCAATGTTTTTAAATGCTTTTTCAAATGGTTTAGTAAAGAATAAACTTGGCTTAATACCATTGTTATAAATGCTTCTTGCAATCATATATTGTAAACTCTTTCTACTTATAAATTTACCATTCTTGTCTCGTACTCCTTTTAAATTTCTTTTCACAATCCACTTGTCTAAACTTTTAGCAGGTGGCATTTTATCTTTGTAACTATATGGAGTATTGTATTTCTTCTTAACACCACTTACTCCTTTATCTTGAAAGATACCATAATCTTCCATTAAGAACTCTAATTGGAAACTATTTTTACTTTCCTTTAATTTGTATTCAATACTATTATAAAGTCGTTTAGAAGCGTTCTTTTTGCTTCGTGTTAAATTTGCTCTTGATTGTGATACTACATACTTTGCAAATCTACTTAACTCCTCTGTAACATTGCTTAACATATATTAGTATCGTTTTGTATTATAACATCTAATGACAATGCCCAACCTGCTAATTCATTTTCAAACCTATCGTAAAAAGGTTCAAAATTTGGTGTACCATCTACTTGATATAAATCTGTGTGTAAGTTACCTCCTCTTAAAACTTGAACCAATTTATTCAGCACTGCTAATTGTGTGTTTAATATATCTTGTTCGTTGTTATTACCTACAAATATATCAACTACTTCTTCTTTACTAACATCAACAATATCCATCGACAAAATAGATAGATTAAAACGTAATACACTATCCTCATTACTTACATTGTTTATTATAATATGCGACAAAGGAAACAAAGTTTGTTTACCTAAATCTACTCTTGTAATATCTCCCGTTGTAACTGTATTTACATTTGGGTCTGATAATAGTTGTTCTTTTATTGTTTCTGTAACTTTATAAAAACCTTGCATTAGAATTTATTTTTTATTTGTTGTGCCTCTAATTGTGCTTTCTCTTTCATAAAAGATAACATAGTGAAACATTGGTTAACATTTAATTTAGTGATATCTTCAAACCTTGTAATATCTCCGTTAGAGAGTCCATAAATTGATTGATACCAACCCCATTTTCTTGAGAAGTTTGATGCTGCAGATAAATCTCCATTTCCTGTTTGTCCAAAGAGTTCAGAGTATGCATCGATAATTCTTTCCCTAAATGATAAAAAAAAACAATAGAACCTAATACAGCTCCTAAAGGCATATCCTTCATTTTATCTTCATTACCTACTTCGTATTCTACAATATTATATCTACCTGCTTTATCTGTAACAATTGGTCTATACAATACATTCATTGCATAGTGCATCTTTTCCCAATTACCAACGTGGTTATCCAAATCAATATATTCTCCTAAACTCATTTCATTTAAGTCAGGAATAAAACCATAATCAACACCATTCATTTTAAACTTTGCTTGGTGTTTAGGTTGCATATTTAACAACTCATCTAAAATACCTAATATAGTCTTAACGCTTGACATCTTTAATTTGTAGCTATCACTTAATGGTATGCCACAAAATATCTCAATCATTTTAGCATCTAAAAAAGAACTATCTTCATTATTTTCTGCTATCTTTAAAAACTTTTGATATTGACCTAAAGTAATATCATTCAATGTTGTTGGTACATTTATTTCTATCTTCATATATATATAATAATAATTTAACTATAATTTATAGAAAAACCCAATACAATTTTCGTATGCCTTTGTTAATAATAAATATTGTTGAGGTGTTTTAGGTTTAGCTATTCTAACTTGTTTATCTACTCTATGATGTATATAACATTCTATAACTGCTATCATTTTTTCGTTGCTCATTATCGTATGCTATAATTACCCTTGTTTGGATTGTCTAAATTGTATATTACATTATAACGTATTCCATCAATTGCGTGATTAAAGTCATCTAAATACAACTTACTACCTTTATCCAAATACACATAGTTGTTTAATTCTTTTGCTATGTTACTTGAATTAGGTTCTACTACTATTTCAAAATCTTGCATTGTTGTAACACCACTTTCAATAGTACCTTTCTTAACTGCTTGTATATTCACACCTTTGTATTTTAAGTCTGATATCAAACGTGGTTCAGCACTATCTGCTACGATTAATGTTTTACCAACTCTACTTAATATTATCTGTGCTAATTCTGTTGTACCTAAACCATTTCTATATAAATGTTCTTTAACGTATATCTTACGTTTACTTTTATCAATAGCTATTTCCGTTAATGTATCAGGGTCAATACTAAAACCAAAGTCCATACCGCAACTTGTTTGTAAACCATCAGGATTAAATTCTCCAAATGACCAATTAGTAAATACAACACCTTCTGCTTTATCTAACCAACCACCTAATATTTTATGCTTGTACTTATTAGGATTTGTTTCTCTTATGTTCTCAATATTCTTTAAGAACGATTTAGGTAAGTTTAAGCGATTATCTAAATAAGTTGTGTGAATATAACATACATCATCTTTAACACCATTAAAACCTTCTTTAACACCTTTAGATTCAAAAAAGCGTTTATATATCCAATGCTCTTTTGTTGTTGGGTTAAGTATTAGTATAATTCTGTTTTGTTGTACATTAGAACGTACTGATAAATCAATAGTATCAAATTCATTTTCATCAACCATTTCTTCTGCTTCATCTAATACCCAAGTTGATATACCTTGTAATGATTTAAGATTCGCAGTTTGATTACCTGCACTTGTTTTAATACCTCTAAATAGTATTTTGCTACCTGTAACTATATTAGTTATTTCTTTACGATTGATATCAAATACACTATCTAAATTAAGTAGTTCAATTTTCTCTTTAAATTCAGGTATGATTGATAGTTCTGCAGAAGTCATTGTGTAACGTGTATACAAACAATTGTAACCTTGTGACAAAGTATTAGTAGCTTCTATAAGTGTTGTACTAAAACTCTTACTTGAACCTCGTCCACCTGTTACAATATAGTATCTTGCATTACTATCTTTTAAAGGTAAAAACTTTTCATTGATTATAATATCACTCAAATCTATTCTGACTTTTTAAAATGAATTACAGGTATATTTAACATCTCACCATTTGTTGTGATATCAACTTCATCTTTAGGTTTACCAATATAGTATTCTAAAAATAGTTTAGCTGCTTGTGTATCTTGGTCTTTGATTGCTTTTGTCTTAATCATTTTAATGACATCAATAACATCTTGTTTTGTTGCAGCTTCTTTTAATGCACTTCTATATTCGTTTCTACGTTTGTCTATCTTACCTTCTTTGGCTTTTGTTGAGTGACCTTTATTTCCATTGTTCTTTCTATTGTCCATCTTCTAATAAATTCTAACTATTTGATTAATTATATAATAAAAAAAAGACCCTAATTTAATAGAGCCTTTTAATTAAAGTTTAGTTTTATTGTTTAGTCGTAGTGTTCTGTTATATCTACAATTTCTAATTTAAGTCCTGTCAATTCAGGATTATCGTATCCTATAAAACCTATATACCCTTCAGTAGACTCACCATTACCAGTTGAATATCTAGGTAGATTATCTAATACATATGTTGAAAATGACCATTCTTTTCTTTCGTAGTCTTGCTTTTGAAACATATCCCAACTAGTGTAAATTGTTCTACTGATTCTGTTTAAGTCTTCAACAGGAACATTTGAATTGTAAATTGTTATTTTATCAAACATATCGTTTCCTCTGATTACTAAATTAGGATTTTCGTAAAACCCAATTATTTTCAAGTAGTTAACAGTAATATACTTGTTCTCTATTTCATTAGGTCTAGTTCCTCTATTACCTAAAACTAAAAGGTCTATTTCTTCATTAAAAGAACTTAAATCTATTGTTAGTGTATCAATTACTTCATTACGCTGATATCTTTGTTGGTAAACAAGCGAACCTAAAAAAATTGTTTTACTGTCATAATTTGAGTTGTCATAGCCAGGAAAATCTTCATCAGTTGTTAATTTATCTATAACAATAGGGTCTTCGTAATATTGTTTGTAATGGTATGTTATTCTTTCAACAGTTTCTTCAAAGAACACGTCATCATCATAAGTTTCTGAACAACTTAAAAATAAAGTTGATAATAATAATAATAATATTGTTTTAATTGTTTTCATTTTTATTTGTTTTTAAATTAAATTGTCATTATTGACACTACAAATATATAAATTAAGTTTGTTATTAAAAGTTAAAAAAATGTTAAAGTCTAAAATAATTTATTATCTAATTGCTGAATCCAATTTCTTAATATTCTTTTATTGCAAGTGCAAGGTTCGTGATACTTATGATTAAAGTATTTAGAATGTAGTTGACACATTATTTTAAAGTCACTATTAGACATTTTAGATGTTGTTCTATGTTTAACACCTTGCCATATTATTTTATCTTCTACCATTTTAAAACATTGTTAATTGTTGTTGATGTTCTTTTAATCTTTTCATTGCTGCTTCATAGTAATCTTTATCTAATTCACAAGCAGTTAAATGATATCTTAAATTATGACAGGCTAAAGCTATTGACCCTGAACCTAAATGCGTATCAAGTATCTTATCTCCTTTCTTTGCATAATTCATTAAAAGCCATTCGTAAAGTTTTACAGGTTTTTGTGTTGGATGTATTCTTATCTCTTTATTTTTCATATCGTGCTGTATCATTCCGTGCCAAGCAATAGAAACAAAATCAACCTTATTTAACCAACTTAACCAAGCTAACTCTCCTTGCGAATATGTGGGCATTGTAACGTGCTTATGCCAATATAACATACCTCCTTGTAAATTAAAAAAGTTTGCACCCCAAATAATTTGTTTTTTGCTTACTCTTTTTAATTCATTAAAATACTCATCGGTTGGTATTGCATTATCCCAAACTTGCTCGCCGTATTTTTTGCTTTTAGATGCGCTTTTTTTACTTTGTTTTTTATCTGTATTATTTTTAATATCAGCATCAATCCCATAAGGTGGGTCTACAATAGCCAAGTCAAAGTAGTTATCCTCATACCTTGACATTAATTCCATATTATCTTCGTTTGTTATTACCATAATTCTATATCGTTTAATTGTTGTTGTCTTTTAT